GATAATATAAAATTAAAAATTTTAGAGCCACTTGATATAATTAATGAACCAAAGGAAAAAGGTAAATCTTTAGAGTTAAATTTTGAAGATTTAGATGAAAAGGTTGAAGACAATCCGAATGAATTAAATGAGATTGATATGAATATAAAAGTGGAAAATAATTTAGAAAGTATAAAACTTAAAAAACCCAATCAGGTTTATTTTGAATTATATGTAGAGGCAAGAAATAAAGCTAAGGTAGCAAAAAAAAATGCTATTTTGGCTTATTTAGAAGCCAAGAATATTAAGAAAACATATATGATAGACAATATTAATGATAGTGATGATGAATTTGACGCAGAGATAGATGAAGTTTCAGAAAGCGAATTAGATGATTTATAAATTTTAGATTATTATAAATCTTTAGAATACTTTTAGACAAAATAGACCAGAAACTAATTTTACAGTAATTATAATTAATATGTATTCTTAAAATTATTTTATCATTAATTTTATATAATGAGTATCTCTTTACAGAAACTTTGGACTGATTATGGAATAGGTGCTATTTTGGTTTTATTAATTATTGCTTATGGCGTTAGTTTATTTGCAAATTACTTAACAAATAAAGGAATGTCAGGTTACGAATCCAATGCTCAAATGCAAAAACAATACAAGAATACTAATCTTGCTTCTTCTGCTGGAGTTCGTCCTTCTGATCCTAACGGAAATGAGGTGTATTCTTCAGCTACCGGCATTCAAACCAGTATGCCTGGTGTGCCATCATCTTGCTCTCAACCCAATATTCAAAATCCTGCTGAACTTTTACCCAAAGATAGCAACTCTCAATGGGCTCAACTAAATCCTTCTGGTAAAGGTGAGCTTGCCAACGTTAACTTGCTCAAGGCTGGTTACCATATTGGCATCGACACTATCGGACAAACTCTGAGAAACGCTAATCTCCAAATTAGATCTGAGCCTCCTAACCCCCAATTGTCTGTGGGACCATGGAACCAGAGTACAATCGAACCAGATTTTATGAGACCGCCTTTGGAATTGGGTTCTGGTCCTCAATAAATAAATTGTTACCACATTATAATTTAAAAAATATTTATTCAATTAATAAATATTTTTGAAACCAAATATGTATTTAATATAGTGTCATATATATAATGAAAAATATAAATTATGGAGGTGATATAAGTAACATAAATGGATTAGAACATATATTAAGTATTGGTTATGAAGTAGAATGCGGTATTTTGATGAAATTAACGAGGTCTGAAGTCACTAATTCATCTGAAGATAGTGATTCATCGGAAGACAGTGATTTATCGGAAGACAGTGATTCATCGGAAGACAGTGATTCATCGGAATTCAAAAGTTCTTCAAAATCAAGCAAGCCTAACAAAATAGTATTGTTTAATTCTGATACATTTCCTCAAGATATTTTAGAATTTAGAAAGTTTGAGGAAAACCCAGAAGATATAGATGATACTATTATAGCGCGTTTGGAAGAAATGGTTGAAGACAAAATATATGATGATAATAACGAGATTGATACCAATAGTTCATTTTATATCACAAATGACATAGCAATGTCCCCTTTTATGAAAGAATTGACTGCTATTTGCCATTACACTTCACAAGAAGAAGGCGTTGACCATATTGACGAAAAAAACAATTTATATTTATTCAGAGACACAGAAAAAAATCAAGATTATGAAATAAATTTTTTATTTAAGGATACCAACACTGATTGCGCAACACATTCAAATGTAGAATGGGTTTTCACATACTATAAGCCACAACAAAGTGGTAATATTATAATTAATACTTTTTTAAATATGATTAAAAATCTATTGCGTCATTTGTCTGATTTACAACCTATAACTGGAAATTTTATTATGAAATATAAAGATGATGCTGGTGACAATAAGGAACTAATTATTGCCAAACCAAAAGAGCGCATTTTATATCATAAACCAGATACCAACTTATATTATTTATTAACCCAATTTTACGATAGTCCTTTTACAATTGATGACGCTTGCTCTGTTTTCCAAATGACATTTTCGTCAAAATGTGAACATATTATGGAGGTAATGATAGCACTATTAACAGATACTTTAAAATCTATACCAACTTTCAATACATATATTAATTCTAAATTAGCCATTTTATTAGATGTAAAAATGAGTGTAGATGAGTTGGTTGATAATTATAATAAGAGTGATTCTGAATACAAAATTCATGCAGGGATTGAAATAATTAAAAACTATTTATGTTTAATTTTGTTAAAAATTAGAATTTATTATGAATTCAAAAATATGGCAAAACAACCAAAGTATTTAAAGAATTTATTATTTTTTAATTGTAGACATAGTAACTATGTTTTATACAATGCTTTGAAAAATCATATTAAAAAAATGTTTAATGTTGATAATTCTGTTGCTATTGATATTATAAAAAGAATTGTTTTTCAACCAAACATACTACAAAAAATAAATTCTCCTCAAATTAAAATAAGAAAAGGTGCTTTTTCTATATCTAATACATTAGAAAAGTCAAATAAAAACTACGGTGACCCAATGTATTCATTAGTAAGCTATTTTGATTTTTTTGAAGATCCAATTGATGATGACCGTAATATAGATGATGATAATGAGATATTATACTATGATTGGCTTGAATATAAAAGATTTGATGATTATTCGGCAAAAATGGAATTAAAGGATGATATTGTTCTTGTAGAATGTCGCATTTTTCAAAAAATATTATCAAGTTATGTTTATAGCATTGCAGACGAAGAATTACAACAACAAATGACAAATGGTGCTTGTAATATTTTAACAAACAATTTTGGTCCTGATGTTTCATCATTATCTATTGCTAATTTGAAAAAAATTATTGAATTGCAGGGTAACGATAATTTAGGTGGTGGAATTAGAAAAAAAAGAAAAACAAGAAAAACACGGAAACCCAATAAGAAAACAAAAACTATTAAAAGAACCAGGACAATAAATAGGAATAAAATACGAAAAATAAAAATATCAATTAAAAATAAAAAATGAAATAAAAAAACGACATAGTATCATATTATAAATAAAATAACATGATATTCTTTTCTGACGATATTAGAAATAAAATTATTGATGACACTCCAGTGGATGAAATCATGGATAAACTCGAAAAATTTAAAAATGACAATGAAATGATATTTACTTATTTTAATTATGGTTCAATCGGTATAGATTATATTCAAAACTTGTTAAATTATGAAATAAATAAGACCGCATTTTACTGCACAGAAGAAACATTTGTTATCCGTTCTTGTCCTTCGTGCATGATTTATTCAAAACAAAATAAAAAAAATAGTGATATGATTATGTATTATTTAATGGTTATAAGCACAGACAAAGAATTTAGAGGCCAAGGTTACGCTACGAAGCTGCTAAATGGGTTTGTAGAACGGGTAAAAGAGGAAACAAAAACATCGAAAAAAAAGGTTAAGATTGTATTGAGCTCGATCGACGAGGTTGTCTCTTATTATCAAAAATATGGCTTTGAGGTGGTTGATTGCTCGTTTGAAAATTATCCTTATTTAAAATGCTTTGAAAAATACGATGATGACAAGTTGTATACAGTTATGGAGTTGAATATTAAATAACCTTTTTAAAAATAAAAATAATAATAATTAAAAAATATTAAATAAAGATTTTGTTATAATATATAAAATGAGAATTTTTGCTTTTTTGTATATTATTAGTTTTCTCTCTTCAGTCCTTTCAGACAAAAATTTTTTATATGATAAACCTCTAACTAACGCTACTGATATGAAAGATACTATAGGTCTTACAACTGGAGGTCCTTATACATATTCACAATCTGGACATCATTTTTACGGTGCAGGTTACGATGGCACATACATTGACACTTATGGTTGCTGCTCTGGACAATCAGGATCTTGTCGCAATAATCCATCTTGTCAATGCCAAGTAGCAGTTGGACCGCTTCCCCAAGGCACTTATAGTTTAGGAAATATGATGACTTTTAAAGGGATGCAATATTGTTATGAATTATATCCATCATCGTCAAATAATATGTGCGGGCGTTCTGGTTTTTTAATTCATGGAGGCGGATGTTCTGGTAATCCATCAGAAGGATGTATTGTTATTGAAGACCAAAATATTAGATACAAAATAAAAAGCGGGTCTACATTAAAGGTTGTATCATAAATGGTTTATTTAATTTAATATATATTTTTACATTTTTATAAATGTAAATATATATGGAAAAGCATAGCATATTTTTTTATATATTTATAGCTGTAATACTTCTTTTTTGTTTGAGAATTTATTATGACTCAGATGCTTATAATTTAAAATGCATAATTGCCTCAAGTGATGGTAATAGATATTGTGTGAGAGAAAGAGAAAAATTAGAATTAGCTGCTAATTTATTAGCTGCAGTAACACAAAAAATGAAAGATATGGTCTTATATATGAAAAAAACGCACCCTGATGATCCAAGAACAATTCGCCTTGTGGATGGGTTTAATCCTAAAAAAATCAGTGAAACATTACCTACAAGCGAATTAACTGCTTATAGTGAAAATAAAGGTGAAAAATTAGCATTCTGTTTAAATACTACAAAAGATGGCAATAAATTGATCGATATAAATACATTAACTTTTGTAGCTTTACATGAATTATCTCATATCATGACGGAATCAGTTGGTCACAAACAAGAATTTTGGCAAAATTTTAAATTTGTATTAGAAAATGCTAAGGCAGCAGGCATATATGATCCTGTTGATTATAAAAAAGATCCAAAAGAATACTGCGGTATGAAAATAAATGACAATCCTTATTATGATTTAGTTTAAATTATCTTACTTTAGTTATAATAAAATATTTTGTTAATATATAAAATGGACAGTGGGTTTATGATGTTTATTCATTCGGCTATTATTACTATAATTCTTTACGTTATAATGAAGTTCATGTTGAAACAATCGGATGCTATGTCACAAGATAGAAGTATTTTAATTGGAGCTATTGTTCTGATTTATATGATTTTATTTGGTCATAGTTTACCAAACCAGATTAACAAAAATATTATTCAATAAATATTTTATATTCTATATTTTATATTTATATATTATATAAAATATGGTTCAACGTATTGTTACTAATGCAAGTGATAATATTATAAAGATATTAATTATCATAGTATGTTTAGCATTTATTAAAGGATTGGTATTTTTGATTAGGCTAATAGATTTAGAAACAAATATTATACAAAATAAAAATAGTTTTAAAAATATACAAGAATTTATAGATACTATTTTAGATACCATACTGTTTGCCTTATCAGTTTTTGTATTATTTTTCCGAAAAGACAATTCTGGTATAATTATATTTTTATCCATATTATTTTTCCTTAAAGGATTTTTTCAATATTTCATAGATCTTAAAATGTATAGATATACAAATGTGCCAAATGATTATATTATTACACTAAAGAAAATTAAGAGTGTTAATTCCTATGTAACTAATATATTTTTACTTTTAGCATCTGTTTATATGTTAGGTAAAATATTCATAAATTAAATAGCAATCCATAATTTAATTTAATTTAATAACTTTGTAAATAATTAAATTAAAAATAATACTAATGTTATATATATTATGTCAGCATCAATAAATAAATCTACTGAAACAAATAAAATTAAAGGACAAATTGATTATAATCCTATTTATAAAGTTAATTATTTGGTTAACGGTTTAGTTGATACTATATTCATATTTTATAAAAAACTAAATGAACAAGAAGATGAAGAGGATATATATAAAAAAATTAATTTTACAGATTGAGAGATGGCAGATATAAGATCAAAAAAAACCATACCTGTATTTGTCGATCAAGAAATATATTTTGACGACTCAATTAGCACTATTAAAATTAAAATACTTAATGGTATAAAGAAAAAAATTTCTATCGATGAAATTTATTTATTTTGTCAAAAAATAGAGAAACTAAATGCGGTTTCCCTTTATCAAATATTAACACAAAACAAAAAACTCGAACTTACACAAGTTAGGTTATATCAATATTTATCAAATATTGTTCAGGGTGAAAATGGCGAACCATTTCAATTTCCACCTGAAAAAGAAGTATATACATTTGATGATATTTTAGAAATGAAATTAGATGATAAAAAATATGTCGTAAACAAGGTCCTTGGACAAAAATTTTTTATAGTTGAAAATGAATATCCTTTTGTTTGTAACCCATATGTTGTTAATAGTTATGATTCATTTCTTGAAAAAAATGCGCGCAAATCTTTATCTACATTAAATAGTAATCTACTTTTAAATAGTGGTGATATTATTAACAATACTATTTATTTATGTTTAGCATCTGATGTATTAGAGGATGCTTTTGAAAAAAAGATATCAGAGGAAGCCACAATTAAAATATATTATCCTTTCCTTTATAACAAAAATATTAAATCATTGGACCAGCTACAAGATGAACAAGAAAAATTAATAGAAGATAATAAAAAATTTATTAATGAAAAAACAGAGGATTTATTTAAAACTATAGGTATGTTTTATGATGTATATAAATTAAAAAAAACAGATTTAAAATATATTAATAAGGGTATAAAATATATAAAGGCCATTATTAAACCGGAATTTGATATTAATATTCCTCTTGAAATTATATTCAAAATAATCCATGCTACTGAAAATAATCCATTAATTAAATTTAATCCTTCAACAAGACAAGAAAATATATACAGGCTTTATACAGATAAAATATCAACTGATGGAAGAAAAATACCATATCTTAAAAAAGCCATAATTTTTAAACTAATGAAAACTATTGCCAAGTCTAAGTCTGTTTCTGTTTTTATTGAAGTAAAAAAGAGTAAACAAATTCAAAATATTATTTGCGAATTTGATGAAAATGGATATATTACTATCAGTTCTGAGTTTGATACAATCATAAGTGATAATGATATTGATATGCTTTTTAGAGACTCTATTAATCCTATTATTACTGAAATTAAAAATTTGCTACAACAAAGTGGTTATAAGTTAAATTTATTTAATAGTTTATATGATAATAATGTTGAAATAAAACAACTTACTTATGTTTCGCAAATTAAAATTTCTAAAACAATTGATCTTGAAAGTTATAAGGGTTGTATATCTTCTATATTTAACAATGAATCCAGTGAATTTGCAACCGGTATACATTTACGCTTTAAAAGAGTATCCAACTTTAGCAAAGTTAATAGTCAAGAGGCTTTTATTTTAGAAAAATCTGAACAGGGTTATAGAGGTGAAGAAATTATTCAAGCACTTTTGGAAAACTTTTCTGATGATTTAAACCGTTCTCAAGCTGAAGATTTATTACGAAAAATTGCGAATGAAATTCAAGTTGAAAGAGGTGTCAGAAAAAGTGATATTAAAATTAAAAATAACCCCGGTTTTAAAACTATAATTACATTAGAACAAAAAATTGGAGTTATTACAATTACAGTAGAAAATATTAATGATATACATTATTTACAAACTATTCCTGTTTATTTAGATACTGTTATTCGTCTTACACAAAATAAAAATAGCACCTTTTTTCCTGTTAAAGAAATTGATAGATTATGTTCGAAAGGTGAAAAGGAGGAGATTTTTACAGAGGACATTATTTCATCTACAGAATTATCTGCTGAAGATAGTGAAGTCCCTGTTTTAGATGAGGAAGATGAAATTGTTGAGTATCAAAAATATAAATCATCAATTGGTGAAAAACCAAAAGGAGCATTTAATTTATTTTTTGATGATGATGATGATGGTAATGGCGAAGATGAAGAATTACTTGGTGGTGGTGATCCAAGCAGTAGTAGTGGCGAATCTGTTCCCACAGATAGTTCCAGTGGTGAATCAGTTCCTACAGACAGTTCCAGTAGTAGCAATGAAGCTATTCCTATAGTTAATCCCATAATTAGTTTACCTGTTCCTGAAAAGAGTTCCAGTAGCGATGTATCAGTTCCTACAGATAATTCCAGTAGTAGCAATGAAGCTATTCCTGTAGTTAATCCCATCATTAGTTTACCTATTCCTGAAAAGAGTTCCAGTAGTGATGCATCTATTCCAACATATAATTCCAGTGGCGAATCAAGCTCTTCTGAATTGCCATCTGATAACAGTTTAGCGTCATTTGGTTCAGTCATTTCTAATACTGATGTTGTTACACCTAATGAAAATCTTATTGAAAAATCATTACATACAAGCACATTTTTAGAACCAATTGTTCCCGTTACCACTGAAAATATATTTAAGGAAGTGGAAAAACCTAAAAAAAATATATTAATAATAGAACAAGAAGAAGAACCTGAATCAGAAAAATCAGTAGAAACGGAAGGAGAGGAAGAGGAAGAAGAAGAGGAGGAACAAGAAGAGGAACAAGAAGAAGAAGAGGAAGAAGAGGAGGAACAAGAAGAGGAACAAGAAGAGGAACAAGAAGAAGAAGAGGAAGAGGAAGAAGAGGAAGAAGAAGAGGAGGAAGAAGAAGAGGAGGAGGAGGAACAGGTGTCAGAAGATGAAGATGAAGTTATAAATATTGACGGTATGAAATTAAATAAGCCTTATTATTTCCAAACATTAATTGAAAACAAAGACCCTATTTTAATTATTAAAGAAGATACTCCT